GTTACTTCCATGATGCAGAAAAATCCTCGACTGCCAGCAGGCATTGATCGGTCCGCGGTGGCGATACGAAAGTTCAGAAAGAACGAAGAAGTTTGCGCCGAATCCAATGAACGTCTTAGACCGATGTTTGAGGGGAGCATTCCGCTCCCTACTGATATCGCTCCTTGCATTCACAATGCCAGGGAGGTTATCCGTGACATCCTCGGACCCCTAACGGGATCCGACCTCCGTTTTGCGGAGGGTAAGATGCGATTTGGACCTGGCGCAACAACTTCGTTGTCCGGTGTAGTGACTCAGGGCAAAAAATATTCGCGTCGTGAGTTGGACGTTACGCCGAGACTCGTCGATTTCCGGATGTGGTGTTTCCCAGAAATGTGGAAGCCTCATGCGTTAGGTATCAACCTACGCGAACATTCGAAGTTGACGACTGTTCCCAAAAATGCTAAGACTGATCGCGTTATTTGTATCGAGCCCGACTTGAACATTTATGTTCAACTAGGACTCGGTGCACTTATCCGCGAAAAGTTAAAGCACTTTGGCCTGGATCTTGATAGCAGTTGGGAGCGGAACCAACGTCTTGCTCAGCAAGCGTCGGAACTCGACCTCTGCACACTCGATCTGGCCTCTGCTAGTGACACCATATGCCGTGAGGCAGTTTGGGGTCTTCTTCCGTATCGTTGGGGTCACTTACTCTCTATTCCCCGCGTTGATAAGACGCGGATCAAGGATGAGATAGTTGACCTCCACAAATGGTCTAGCATGGGCAACGGCTACACTTTCGAATTAGAAACCCTTCTCTTTCTCGGAGTGGTTATCGGTTGCTGTAAAGCAGCCGGTGTAAGCACTGAGAATGTCGTCGCCTTTGGCGACGACCTCATCTTCCCAGATGAGGTTCGAGAGTCTGTCGTCAGGACACTAGCCTTCCTCGGGTTTAGTGTGAACCATGAAAAATCCTTTGGCAAAGGACGCTTTCATGAAAGTTGCGGTACAGACTGGTTCGACGGCGTGAATGTGCGCCCGGTTTTCTTCCGGAGTACACACGTTGACTTTGAAACGATCTGTTACACATACGCGAATGCTCTCTCGACACGTGCCATCGCTGGCACGGTTCGTGATAGCCGCTACCTTCCTGCTTGGACTTGCTGTTTTACGGCAGTCCATCCAGACCATCGTCATCCCATCCCCTTGGGGTACGGTGACTGTGGTTTTCAACAGCCCTTTGACAGAGCCCGCCCCTCCGTCCGTCGCTTGCGCGACGGATGGTGCGGATGGGAGTTCCGAGTAAGGACCGTTGATATGAAGGTAACTAGTGAATTCCAGCTTGGTATCTACCTTGCTAGACTTCACGGGTCGCGTTACGACGATGTCACTATTGGGGTCTCCCCCAGTGGTGCCGAGTACATCGCAGAGGAATCCCTCCGCGGTCAGTACTGTCGTGCTCAAACCAGGCGATCGCGGTCGTCTTACGACTGGCCGCACCTCGGTCCGTGGGTGTGATGCCCATGGTTTTCTCAGCATAAACGCTGAGTGGGTGAGTCTCTGACTCTCTGGGAATGAACCTTG